GATCGCCCAGCACCACCTTTTGCTTTTTGAGCAGCGCTTGCTTTCATCCCATCTATTTTTTGCTGTTGTAAGCTTGCAGTGCTCGCTGCACGTTCAGCTTTACGTTTGACATTTAGACCCATTGTCGCCATGCCGTAGTCTTGTAATGTCTGCTTAGAGTCATACATCAGGCCAAGCATCTGTTCGCTATAAGCTTGATCTTGCTGTGCATTTGCAGTAGCAGTTGCCATAGCATTAAATGAGATTTGTTCAGTTGCTTGACTTAATGAGGTTGTCCAAGCATTGAATTTCTCAGTTTCCTTATAATTCTTCATTGCCATAGCATCAGAGTATGCCTGAATAGACATTGCCTCTGAGTATGCTTTGTTATTGGCATTATTCTGCTTGGTTATTTCTAACGCTTGCTTATTATATTCGTATGTTTTCTGTGCGGATTCATTATTAAACTCCCACATCTCCTCGTTGTAATCGTTCTGTGCATCTGCTGATTTATTGGCCTTATTGTTCTTTTCTTTTTGACCAAAAAAACTTGCCCCTAAACCGACAACTCCTGCAACTGCTCCTACTGCCTGGAAAACTGGCATACTTAAACCCTCTTATAAAAACGTGGTGTGTAATTCCCCTCCCACATCATTGAATTCAATGCGACGGGAAATGGTGAGTTGTTGAATAATCTCAACTTGAAATTTTCTGTACGTTGGTGTACAGGTACTGTAAATAGAGTTTCATTTTGCAGTGGAACATCATTGGCCAAATAATCATTAGCTTCGATTACAGGTTGAGTGCTGAACCATTCATCAATGTACAAGATTACTTCTGCATTTAAAGCAGGCGCAGTATTAAATACAACGGTTGTGTCATTAGTAAAACTGAACGTATCGGTAACGATTCCATTGATTTTTACTTTGACATCTGATCTATCACTGTAATTTAATTCTTTTAGGTTGAATTGATATGTGGTAGTAGAACCATCACCAGTAAAAGCAATTCTGTACGGTTGCCTACCTTTCTGAGTTACCTTGAAACTCATTACACCTGACAATCCAACTGAGAATTTCATGCGTGCAATAGTTAGGTTTGCTGTGAAGTCAGTAGATGCTGGCTCTGTCCTGAAGTACGTTGTTGGTAGATGAACATCAAAGTTGTATTTGAAGCCCACTACAACGTCACTTGCAACGCTTGTAAGGTCTTTACCTTTGACAATGAAATGTGGTCCAGTTGCATCTGTCCCCCTTTCTGGTGTAACAGTAAATCCAGACTCAACAAAACTACCAGTACTTGTATTACCAGCAATTACTATTACTGGCGTTAGTGTACTTACATCGTTATAAGGTAGGTAGCACTTTGATAACTTGTTTGTACTGTCATAAACAACACTACTGGCCGTCGCGTATAAGTCAACACAAGGGTTAACTTTCTGGCCTTCATTGTTTACAATAATTGCTTGTTCAGGGCTTTGGCTTAAAGCTGCTTTAGTTAGCGTGAATTGTCCACCCTGTTTTGTGACTGCATACATGTCATCAGCTTCAATCGTGATGAATTGCGTCGTGCCTGGCATACTCCAATTAACCCAAGCCTGCATCAAATTCTTTTCACCGTCATTGTAATAGCGGAATACATAGATTTGATTTGAATTCTGTGCAGCCAATGCAATTAATGAATTCTGTGGACTTGAAACTAATTGATCAATACCCGGAGCAATCCATTCTTTTACGACTCGCGATAAATCAAGTACTTGTGGATTCTCCTGTTGTCCTCTGGTCACCATACTGAAGCACCTTGTGTACCCAGGCGTCTTACTTACAAAGTTGATCTGTGTACCAACGTCTACAGGATCTATTTTGCCATCCATTTCATAATTAGAGATGGTTCTAATACTTGACAACGAAGGTGTTAATACTCCGTTATCGGCATACATAACAAACTGTTGATTCTGTGAAAACAAGAGTAGTCCTTGTGCGGTTGGTAGGACAGCATGTAGTGAAGTCGTTTTGACTGATGAACAGCTTAAATCAACTGGATCAGAATCTAATACTGTTTGTGCTGATTCAAAGTAATAGTTGAAAAAAGATCCTGTTCGGCTCAATATGACATTATCTTTTGACAAAAAGCCTAGTCTATTGTTGTGAAAGAATCCACCTGTTATTTTTTGTCCAACAAAGCTAGGGTGACTATTGCTAATGTTGTCTCCTACTTTCCTTTCATCAAAAATAATTTTTTTAAATGTAAAGGTGTTTACCCCTGTGTTGATGAATTCGTGAGGCATCGAGGCATTGTTTAATCCTGCTGATACATTTTCAATTGTACCGTCATCATTCTTCTGGTATGGTGCGCGAGTTTCTTCCCAGTAACCTCTACCACTTACTCCATTGTCTGCTTTGAACTCTGCGTAGTAGTCATCGGTAATACCTTGAGTGTTGTTCACTTTAACTGTATGTCCGTTAAAAGACTCAACAGGTAATGCCCCTACACTGGCTACCTCATCCTGAAATGCTTCTAGAAATACGTTTGTTAAACCACCTTTAGCTTCTAATGTAAATGCTGTAGGTGTTCCTGATACAACACGCTGAATCCTCAAGCTGGTATTACCAACTTTCGATACTGTCCACGTACCTGTGAAGTTAGCATTATTTGCATTCTTTTGAATAGCTATTGTTGTAGTAATTGCACCCTTTAGATTAAAGCCTGTTTTGTCTGTAAGGATGTCATCGAATGATGCATCAGTAACGTGTGATGTGATGTTTATTACTATACCTTGTAAAGTAACCGTGTATAAAGTTTCTGGGATTGCTCCACTTAATACTAATGTTCCTTGAGAATTAGGTATACCTGCTACAGGTGTTATCTCCGCAACATTAACGCTAGTATTAACTATAATACTTGTGTCTTGTACGGTCAGCACTTTAAAATTGTCTTTATTTGGTGCTGATTGCCCACTTATATTGCTTAGAGCTAAGTAAGCCTGAGCGCCTGTGCCATAAGTAATAGTACCAGCTACTCCTGTAATTGCATTCCAGACATACAGAGACCCACCTTTAATACATCCTATGTATCTTTCGCTGTCATCTCTGTCTATGTAAAACCATTTAGCATCATCTAGGTTGGTTCCTAAATTAGCAATGTGTTTAAATCCTGGCCTTTTGGTTAATCCATAAGTGGCATCAGGGAATGCGTTATAGCACTCACGGACCTGACCGGCCATCATCTTGTCGTCTGATTGTCTAGATACTCCGCCCAAGTAGCTGGAGATCCGTTGAGTTACTGCTGCCATTTATCTGTAAAGAGCGTTATAAGGTTGGTAGCCGGTGTAAGTATTAGTTTCACCAGGATGTCCGAAGAATGTGTAATCACCTTGATTGCACTCGTATTCCATAGCCATGGCTCTGGCATACGCTTCCTTCTGTTGAAGCATCTGGTATTGATTACCATCGCCAACAATTCTGCTTGATACTGTCGAAGCTGCACGGTTGACAACTAAGTCTGCAATTGGCTTTGGAATATCAATAAAGTCAAATAACCATGTAATGTCACACATCACTGAAGATGTGAACGTATATGTGTGGCTTACTTTGTCGTACAGCTTCCCACTTCTACGGATTACATCTTTTGTTGTATTTGCTGCATTCTTTGTCAGATCAATCTGAAGAATGTTGTTAGCAATTAGTATTTCATTGTTAGTGTCAGGAGACATCTCATAGTGCCCTTCCTTATTAAATGACCATCCTTCCGCCTGTACTTCCCGAGAGACTTCTAACAAAGTCTGGTAAGCAATCGCAACGTCCGGGTTGGTTTGATCGAGAGTAGTCACAGGCGCTTGACCACATGACTGTAGAATTTGATTTACAGCTGGTAGCTCTAATTGAGCATTAGTGGTTGGATAAGCCATATTATTTTTAAGTAAAAAAAAGGGCCTCCGAAGAGACCCCATAGGTATTTAAATCAGAATGCAGAAGGAGCCGTAGCACCGACATACAGCTCAACGGCTGCAGCGGGGTTCAGGTAGTCAGCACCCATAGCCAAGCGGCCAAGGATCACGTCGCCCTGATAAATCACGGAGACATCACCACTGGTGACTTGGACTTGTGG